AAAGAAAACTTAAAACCAACTGGAGAAAGTAAGTTTCTATTAGCTGGTTGTTTACTCCAAGGACTTGTTGCCATTTTTTGAACTATTTATTCCAATAAAAAAGGACCCCCTTTTTGGGAGGTCCTGAGAAAATGTGAGCAGAACTCACATAAGGTTCTTAACAGCAACTCTTCTGTAGTATCTGTTAGCATTTACAGCAACTGCACCAAGGTCTTTGGTGAGTCCATTTGCAAATGGGTTGGAGACCATACCATATCTGGTCTTGAATCCAATCTTAGGCTGGAAGGTGTCCTGACCAACAGCACGAACCATTTGGAGAGGAACGTATGGGCAGTAGAACAGACCAGCATCATAAGGATTGGTTCCCTTATAACCAACAACATAGTATTGTGTTGCAGAAAGGTTAGCAGAATATGGGTCAATGTAGACCTTGAACTTACCATTGAGAACACCAGCAAAAGTATTGCCAGTATCATCAACATTCAAGTTAGCATTGAGTGCAGGGGTGTAGTCAAGAAGACCTGCCATGGTGAGTGCAGAAGCAACATCAGATGAGCAGAGGATAGTGTTACCCTTTCCTCTACGAGTTCTGTATGCAATAGCATTAGCATCTCTTTCGATCTGGAACAGAAGTCCTTTGAACTTCTCAACAGACCATCTACCATTGGAGTCAACATCAAGGTCAAATGAGCCAGCAGTAGCAACGTTTGCTTGTGCACCAGGCTCAGCAACTTTATAAATGGTTCTGATGACTTCTCTGTTGATTTCAGCAAGAATCTCGGAAGAGAGAATGTTTGCTAACTCAGCTTCAGCATCAAGACCATGAATAGCCTTGAGGTCTTGTGCTAATTCCAGAGTGTATTCTGCTTTGAGTGCTCTTGACTTTGCAGTAACTGAGAGTTTCTCAATACTGAATGCCATCTGGTTGAACTGGTCACCAGTACCAGCACCCAGATTTTCTGCATCATAGGTGGACATACCTTGTCCAACTCTGTACTCACGTCCAGTTGGGCTGGTTCCATTTAAATCAGCAGGGTTATCACCAGCAGCAGCACCACCACCAGTAAATCCAGTTGTACCAAAACCTACAGTTGCATCACTATCTGTACCACCAGTGTAGTCGCCAGTAGTAGTGTTGTAACCTGTGTCTTGTCCAGAATATGCAGTATCAACTTCATTGAAGAAGGTTTCATTACCATTTTGATCTACATATCTGCTTCTCATTGCAAAGATAAGTCCAGTAGGACCACTCATTGGCTGAACACCAGCCAAATCATAAGCAACGAGGTTAGGCATTGAACGTCTGATCAATGAGATCAGAACTGGATCAAAACCTGCTACAGGACCACCAGCAGTGGCACCACCACCAAAACCAGCAGCACCACCAGCACCCAATTGGCTAGCGTATGATCCAGCAGGGGTTTCTGAGAGGAATCCTCTTTCTTCGTTTAAAAATCTTTCTTGGTTTTCGAGCAGAACAGCGGTAACTGCTTTCTTATAAGGGTCTGTGATTTGATCAAGACCATTTGCTTCTAAGAGAGGTTGCCACTTCTTCTGCAATTGTTCTGAAAGGAACATTTGCTTTTCTCCTTGTTTGTCTTGTTAAAGTGTTGTTAACTAAATGTATTTATTATATAAGTGTTTTCACTTAGAGAACTTAGTCACTGCTCTCAAGTAAGCATTCATAGCATTTCCATAATCTTCTTCTACTTGCTCGGACAGCATTTCTCCTTTTGAAGGTGCTGGGGTTCTTGGGAAATATGATTCCTTCAGAGCTTCCAGTTTCCCACGATATTCTGATTCACTTTCAAACTCAACACTCTCAGCAAGACCTGCAAGTTTTTCCTTCTGAGTTAAAGCTAACCCTTCAGTAACATCGTTTAAGATGGTATCACTTACAGCTTCACTAAGTCTATGGTTTAACTGAACATTTCTTTCGATTTGTTCGTTGAGTTTTTCTTCCATTTCATCTAATCTCATAACCATATTTTCTAACACATCATATTTATCTTCAGGGATTTCTACATAATGTTCTTCAAAAAGTGCCTTAAGACCAGTCATGAATGACTCAGAGAGTTCACCCTTAAGACCACTTTCAATTTGAAGAGCGTTTTCATCTACCCACTCTTCAGCAACATACTCAAGGTAAGAATCAACCCTTGAGGTCAACTCTTCCTTGATAACAGCAACTTCTTCTACTAATGCAGTGTTGAACTTAACTTCCAGAGATTCTTTGATTTCTGAAATCTTTGCTCTTACAGCAGATTCAAAGATGAGTGCTGCTCTACCTTTGAACTCTTCAGAAAGACCTTCACCACCAACAAGGGCAGTTACATCTTCTGAAAAGTCCATTTCAAACTCTTCTTCCATATCATCTTCTTCTTCATCATCATTCTTTTCACCTTCCTTCTTATCTTCTTTCTTATCTGCTTTACTTTTTTCTTTTTCTTTTTCTTCTACTACTTCTTCTGTTTCTTCAATCAACTCTTCATCAGATTCAACTTCTTCGCCATAGCTTGCTTGTTTACCTACAATATTTGCAGGCATAGGATCACCAGATTTGGCTCCTTTGTTGACTACATTTCTTACTGCCTTGAGAGTTGCTCCAGGAGTTTTGAGTTTGTTAGAATCCCCAAGTGGTGAATTCTCTCCTGTTGGGGTAGGACCACCAAGGTCTTCCCAAGAACCTGATTGACCCTGTACCATACCATCTATCTTAGGCATGGAATCTCCAGACTTAGCACCACTATTAACAGCAGTGACTGATTTTTTAGTAGATACTTCCATTTCTTGTAAATTGCTACCAGCGCTCATTTGTATTCTCCGAATAAAATCTTTTGTTTTTTTTAATTTATTCTATATTTATTTATAATTTAAAGATTTAAAAGATACTGATTTAACAGATCTAACTTTTTCTTTTCACTTAAAGTTTTCTTTCTTGCATATTTTTCTACAAGTTTTTTGGTTTGGGTTGCAGCTCTTTCTTTAAGAATGCCACCTTCCCATACCCATTCTTTACCTTCCATAATACCTTGAACAAAAGCATCCGGAGCAGAAGGATCTGCCACAATATCAGCAGCAGTAGCTAACATAAAGTCGTCAGCAACATACTTAACACCACCTTTCTCAACAAGAGATCCAATACCTCTTGAAGAGACCCCAAGTTTTACACCTTCACCAAGAAGAGATTTAGCAATATTTCCCATAGGAGTATCAAGAATCTTTGCTTTACCAACAAAGTTATGACCTTCTGAACGAAGATCAGTAATCATATGAGAAACACGATCTAAGTTAACAGTAGGACCATCTGGATGTCCAAGTTCTCCAAGAGCACGACCATTCTTAATAAATGTGTCATTATATCTTTTAACTTCTCTTTCCAGAATTTGAAATGGATAGCATCTACCATTTCTGTTGGTTACTTCAGCCTGAAGAAATGGTCCTGTAATATACAGGGTTTGCTTGCCATTTTTTTCTTCAGTAATAATTTCTACTGATTCTATCTCTTCTGTGATGAGTTTCATTTTCTTATGCTTGGGATGTTATTTGGACTTCTGTAATATTTAATACACCAGATCCACCAGTTGCTCCAACAGACCCATCTGATAAACCAGATACTTTAATACTTCTTGCAAGAACTGCATTAGTAACTGCAATACCAGTAATTGCAGTACTATTAAAAGCAAGAGTAACTGTACTTTGTCCAGTAATAGGATTTTGTGAAACTGCTGTTATTAAATTATAGGAAGTATTAATTCCTGCAGGAGTTGCATTTTCAATTGTTGCATACTCATTAACAATAAAAGGATTTCCAAAATTTTCCCCAAAAGTAACTATTGTAGATGTTCCTGTAGTAATTCCAGAAATTTTTTGTCTTGCAACTCTTTCTTTAAGAATTTCAGATTGTCCTGCAGTAATCATAAATGATGCTATTGTTGCTGATGGATTTGTTCCAATAGCAATATGACAATCTCTATTAGGAGTCAATCTAATATAACCACTTTTTAACGAAATGGGATCACTAGTTGTTACACCAACACTATTAATTCCAATAGTTACTACGTCTTGTACAATTTTAAAAGCCATCAATCTTCCTCTGATTCTTGATCTTGGGTATCACCAAACATCGATTGTGCAACTACTGGTCTTAATGAATTGACTTTTTCTGCTGATTTAGCATAAAGAATTTCTTTAATTTTATCAGAAGCATGTTCAGCAGAATTATCAGTCATTAAAATATCCAATAAATCATAACTAGGATCCATAAAAAGTCCTCAATTTTTATAGAAGTATTTATATCTCTGCGGATTTAGTGTTAATCTTGGTTGCTGCTTGTGCCTGAGCATTTGTTGATGCACCTTGACTTTCTAATCCTGGATCCATAGCCATTTGACCTAATGACATAGGATCTGCTGGTAAAATTGGAGAACCATCTGGTCCAAGAGGTGGGAATTCTTTTGGATCTGCATACTCACCATCTTTAATTTCCTTAGCAATTAACTTATTTTGATCTACAATTTCTTGATCAGTTTGTCTCAGGACCTTCCTTCTTACATAGTCTTTGGAATAATATGTACCAATATATGGTTGAACTGCTGCTGCTAAATTGAGTCGTTCATTCATCAACTCAGTTTCTTTAAGTTCAGAGAAATGTCCATCATACAAATAATCATATTGAATATGATCACTCATTTTTTCCCAATCTTCTGGGGTTACAATATTTTTAAGAATAAGTTGTGTTTTAAGAATATCATGGAAAAGTTGACTAAATCTTTTTCTCAACCTTCCAACAAACTTACCAAACATCAATTCATCTCTTAAAATCTCAGATGAACGTCCTAAATTAAATCCACCATCAGATGCAGTTCTTGATTCTGGAACATTAAGTGCTCTAAAAAGTTTCTTTTGGAAATACTGAACATCAGCAAGTTCTCCAAGATTTTGTCCACCAGGAAGAGTTGTGATCTCAGTACCACGACCACCTTCTCTTCTAGGTAACCAGAAGTCTTCCATCATACTCATAAACTTCTTATCATCACGCATTTCACCAGTGCCTGCATCATAAACAAGTTTATTTCTATATCTGTTCATAACATCACGCAGGTATTGTTCTGCTTTAACCTTAGGAAGATTACCTACATCAATGTAGAAGATTCTTCTTTCTGGGGCACGTGAAATTCTATAAATGACCAGGGCATCTTCAATCATTCTCAATTGATTAAGTGCTTTGATTGCTTTATGAAGATATGATAAGGTAAGTTGTCTATTTCTATCTACAAGACCTGATGTAACATAGGTCATAGCATCTTTTGCTATTGGAATTCCCTTGTTACTTGCTCCATATTTTTGAATACTTGATGTTGGAAAATACATAAAATATTCATCAAGTTCAGGTTCTACAAAAGCATTTGGGTCCTTTGGGTCTAAATTAGATTTATTGTTTGCATTTGTAGCAGATTTCCTTTCAACCCTCATAAACCTAACTTTGAGGGCATCTACAAATCTAACATCTATAATACCTTCTTCTGGTTTTTTGAGGTCAATTACTTTATGGTATAAAAGACGTCCATCAACATACCAGTTCTTAAAAATTTCATGGGATTTTTTATCAAAATCCATCATATCTTTAATATACTTAAACTCTTCCCTAATGATTTTCTTTAATCCATCACTAGCATTAAGATTACTTAATTCAATTTCAATTGGAGAATCATTTAAATCACTAACAATTGCCTCATTAACAATGTTTTCAATAGCAGCATCACACTCTGGGTGAAGTGACATTTCACGATATCTTTTAATCAGGTCATATTCATTTCTGAATACACCTTCAATATCTACATATTGCCCATAAAATCCACTGGTTAGATAATAATCTGCCCCATCCTCGTTATTCTCGGGGACAGGGGAGATTGCACTTTTAGGTAATTTAGTACTTTCATCATCAATTGAAAACCCAAAAAGTCTTGCCATCGTATAATTTTAAACTATGTACTATTTAGATGATGTCAGAAGCATTAGTTCCAGTATAAGCTTCCCAGTATTGAACTTGGAGATCTACTGTAAACTCTTCAATTTCATTTTCATTGTTGTAGGAAAGATCAATTGCAGACACATTAGTTGGGAATACACCTTTAACAACATACTTTCTTAAAGTTTCAATTTCATTAGTATTGGTTACATTAGGAATAACACCAGGACCTCTTGAAAGTTGTGCAACATTCATATCAGCCATATATTCAGATGGATTGATAGTACCAGATCCATCATTAACTTTAACAATATAATTAACCCATCTTTCAAAGAAACTTCTCCATAAGAAGTTTGTATCATTGATGACTGTAATTGTCCAAGCATCAAAGGTTCTGTCCCCAGCAATTTTCAGAGTTCTTCCTCTAAAAGGAACTGGAATTTCTGAAAGAGTTGATGCAGGCATACCAGCTGCTTTGATAAGCATTAAATCATTGCTATCAAATGTAACACCTAATTGTGAAAATACTGAATTTGTTGCTCCTGTGGAGGTTGCAGTTGTACCTGGAAGTCCACCTTGTTCTGCTCCAAAACTTACTTCAAATAAGTTACTACGAGCACCACCGCCTTTAAGTTTAGTCTTAAAGGCATCAATAGTTCTTTGTTGAAAAGTAGCCATTTTAGTTTCTCCTGATTAATTTAAACTGTTCCTACAACTGTTTCAAATGAAACCCCAGTCCTGGTAGCAACAAAGGTGAGACCAATAAAGTTAATTGATCTTGCTGGTTTCACATAGATATCAGCAATAAATTCATTTCTATCAATTACATCAGGGGTGTTGTTTGTTTCATCACAAACCAAGAGGAAGTCAGTGATTCCTCTCTTAATTTGAACATCTCTTAAATATGGTTCAACAATGTTGATGAAGTTTGCTCTTGTGCTTGAATCATTAAATTCAAAGAGTTGAGCATCTGCTGCTCCCTTGATTGCCTGTTCAATAGTAATAAAGAGTCTTCTAACATTAATTCTATCAAAAGCAGACTGATAGGAAAGTGCAGTCTTATCACCAAAGAGAATGATTCCAGAACCAGGAGATGAAATGATAGGATTAATTCTTTGTGAATAAAGTTGATCCCTTGCATTTTGATCTGGATTGTATGCAAGTTTAATAGCATACTTTAAGGAACCTCTGGTTTTACCTGCTGGTGAATACCAAGGGAATTGATCAATATCAGTTCTTGCACAAAGTCCAGCAACATCTGCTGAGCAAGGAATATAAACAAATTGTTGATTAAATCTATCATAAACATATTGATAACCACTATCAAATACAGAATATGATGAAGATGTTAATGGTGAGAAGAATGCCTGAACATTTGAAAGTTGTGTTGCAGAAGATGATACATTAACAACATCACCTCTATATGGAGAGATAAAAGCAATACAATCTTTTCTTGATTCTGCAATACTAATTAATTTATTTGCTTTTGCCTGCTCTTCTTCTTTGCTTAATGCAGTACTTCCTTGAAGTAAGAAGTTAAGAGGAACTTCTGTTGCATTAGCAAGTTTATCATATGCAGTTGAAATATCACTTAATGATACTTGGAAACCTCCAATATAACCTGTTGATGCTCCACTATAATCTTGACCACCTGTAAGTGTATAAGAAACATTGCCCACAGAATTGAAATATCTTCCTTCTGCAGTTTGTGCCCAAGCACCTGTTGATGTAGAAACTGCAACAAATCCACCAGAAGTAAGTTTGGAAGAAACTGGTGTAACTCTCCAAACAGAATCTGCACTATCCCCAATAGATTTACCTGCAAAAATGTATGTTGAATTTAATGCAAGATAATCTTTATAATAAACTTTTTGTGAAGGTGAAATGAGAGTATCTGATGCTTTGGAAAGATTGATAAATTTTTCTAAAATATTTTGTGGAGTTCCTGAAATATTTCCAACTTTTTTACTATCAATAACTACAACGTGGAATGCATCATTTCCACCACCTCTTTCTAATACATAAGCATTAGTTCTTGGTTTATTGGCAACACTTCTCCAAGAAAGTGTTGTATTGTCTCCATTTGCAGTATCTAAAATATTTTGAGTATTGTACCAGTCAGAAATTGTAGTTGGAGTTTGAGTAGAAATACCTGACCCACTTAAATTAATTATATTTAATGCAGATGATGTTTTAAATGCATAAGATCCACTTTCTGTATAATCTTGAATTGTTTCTGTTCCTCCAACTACAATTGAATTAATTTTTACATAAATTGTAGATGCACCAACTCCTGTAATGATTCCTTTTAAATATCCAGAAGCAACTGAAGTTGTACCAACTCCAGCAATTGTTCCTGAAAGTGCTTGTGTTATGCCATAACCAACAGTAGCAATCCCAGCAGTAGCAATTCCAGATATAGTTTGATCTGCAAAGTTATCAATTACACAAACTTTAACCCCTTCTGCCCAATATCCTGGATTTTTTGATGCCCAATAATATGTGGTTGGGGTAGTTAATTGATATTCATCATAATTATTAATAACAATTGATGTAGATGCTATACCAACTCCAGCATTAGAGTTTTTTAAATTAGTTCCTCCACATCTAACAACTTTTAAACTTCCACCATATGAAAGAAAGTTGGATGCAGAATACCAAGACTCATAATGATAGTCACTTGTAGATGGCTTACCAAAGAATGAAAATAAATCATTTTCATTTGTAACAGTAATAACTTGATTGATTGGACCTTTTGCAAAAGGTGCTGCAATCCCTGCTGATAAAGATGTGGTATTAGTTATTCCACCTCTTGTTAAATCTACTTCTCTTACTTTAATACCTGGAGATGCTAAGCTAAGCGCCATTTTGACTCCTCTAAATGCTTCATTTTTGCTCTAAAAGTATTTATAAATTTCTCCTTTTACCTGTATTCCCACATATATGACTTATCACCATACTCATCTACATTCCAAACATCCCCATCAGCATCAATTATTGGTTCATCTTCTATCCCAGTAAGAACAAATCCAAATGGAGCCATATCTTGTTCTATTTGATTCTTCTGTTCTTCATATAATCTTTTCCTAACATCTTGCTCTGTAAGTTCTTTGAAATAGTCCTGTGAAACTAACCAAGCATAAATTACAAGGCACATTGCCAAATCATCATTGCAACCTTCTTCTGCCTCAAAGGAGTTGTGCTTCTGAATGAATGTAGTAAGTTCACTAATAATTTCATAATCATTGAAGATAAGTTTATCTTCTTCAATCATAGTTTTGAGGTTTAGGCACCCAACTTTCTTAACTGTCTTAGACATTTTAATGCCTAGTTGAGTTTTCTTTCCAGAAAATCCTTGTCCTACAATTTGCCCTGCTCTACCACGCATAGAGCACATAAGAAGATTTTGATACTCCAAATCATATTGAATGATTGCTGCTACTTGATCACCAACATCATTGACTTCACAAAGTATAAAGGCACTATTATAATTCTTTGCTACATCATAGATGATGTTTGGGAATAGCATAGGTTTGATTTCATTATTCCTATACTTTGCCACAATTTTATGTGGGAAGGTAGTTATGTCAAATACCACAAATGCAGAATAATCACTACCAACTCCTCTTGCCACATCAACTGTAATTACATAATCTTTATCTGGGTCAGAATTTTCATAAACATCTAATCCTTTACTTTGTTTAATTGGGGCATCATATACTAAACTTTTAAGTTTGCTTGGTGCAATAAGAGTATCAACTGACCCTAAGAATTCGCACTCAAATTCAATTTTAAATTGTTGTTCAGAAGTGTTTGCAATAGTTTGTTCTTTCCACTTTGAGTCTCTTCCTGGAACTTCTGACCAGTGAACCTCAGTTGGAACATATTCATTTTTACTTCTTTCTGCATCATGCCACAAACGGTAGAAATGATTCATACCATGTGGAGTAGAAACTATAATAACTTTTGTAGATTGTCCAGAAGAAATTGTAGGATATACTGATGCAAAGAAGTCGTCTGCAAGGTGATTTTGAACGAATGCAAATTCATCAAGGAAGATGATGTTATAAGAACCACCCCTAACAGCAGATGCTGATGTAGAAGCAGCAAGAATTTTTGAACCATTTTCTAGTTCCATAGAACCCTTGTTCCATGCTAGAATGCCCTGTTGCAACCATTTGGGTAGGTTTTCATATGCAGTTTGTAATCTATTGAGAAGGTCTCTTGCAGTTGATGCTTTGTTTGCAAGAATAGCAATATTTACATTGTCATTAAAGATTGCATAATGGAGCAAATATGATACAACAGTTGTAGATTTACCTGTCTGACGAGGCATCTTACAAATGTTAAATCTATTGTTATGGAAATTTTTAATTAATTTTTCTTGGAAATCATATGGTCTAAATGGTTGAAGACCATGATCTAGGGTTACAATTTGAACATATGCTTTTGCAAAATATACTGGATCATTCTTACACTTAACAAATTCAACAATTTGGTCTTGTGAAAATTGTATAGGAGTATTTGCCTTTTTTAAAAGGGGATTGCCTAAGTAAATATTGTCTGCCATAATTCTTACAAGTTCTCAATAATATTCGTAAGACCAATAATCTTTCCATTACCACTACCTCCAAGAAGTTCTGTGACTGCAAGAACAATCAAATCTGGACTACTATAAGTCAAATCAGAACCCATATTTAAGAAGTTGAGTGAGGTTTTTGTATCAACACTTGTGGAATTAGTAAAATACCCGCACAATATTTCAATACCACCAGATACTGTATTTGCTGCTGTATGATCAGTTACGTGCTCACGTTCTACTGTGGAACCAATCTCAGCCTGACGGATGACATAATCAACATCAACACCATGCTTCTTTGCAATTTCTTGCTCAGTAGGCACTCTCTTCTTCATGGTAATTATATGTCTAGGATAACTCTTTAATATTTATAGCAAACCAAACATCTAACTTTGTGGCACTATCTAATCTTTTGGCACATAAGGTAAGTGTATTTGGAGTAGCACCACCTCTTTGTGTAGCAATATTTCCATCACCACCTTCTGATTTGCCAATCAGAATACCACTATGTCTAGCATATACACCAGTTGGCACAGTAAAAACATTACCAGTGTTGCCAGTATCTTTATCTTGGTAAACTCTATATTGAGTTCTTGTTCCAACACTACTCCAAGCAGGAATAGCAGCACCAGTGATAGATAAATCACCTTCATACCATTCATACATGATGGTGCTGGAAGTAGCATTATTATTTCCTAACACATAATCTGTAATAACCATCAACGAAGATGTAGTAGTGCCTGATGGATTAACACGAATGCTAATCATCGGTCTCATAATATCATCCATAAACCAACCTTTATGTGATGTTCCATCTTGGTTGTTTATGGTAAACTTTGCCCCAGTAGGTTCAGATACAGAAACATAAGCATCAACAGGAAGACGGTGGGTGCTGTCAACAATGTTTCCATCTTTATTGGAGAGCATTATTACATCGTGTAGTAATGACCTACCATCAATATAATTTTGGGATTGTACATTAAACTGTGCCATTTTATACTACCTTCTTTGGAATAACTAATAATTGAAATGATGTGCCGACATTACTGGCTTCCACCAAAGCAAATGCTCGGATTTCTACATCCGATTTTTCTGGGATGCGTAATGGTGTTCTCATATTGTGGTCGTATAATCCACTAATAAATTTATAAGCAAGTTTCAATTCCCAACTTCCGTTGAAAGTTCTTAGCCAAAATGAACTTGTGATTTCGTCATCCTTACCAGAGTTACCATTTAGATTTAGCAAAAATGCTTCGTATCCAGCAGGCACAGTATAAAAACAATTCTGACCTCTTCCCCAAGGTGCTGTCAATTTTGCTATTACTGTTCCACCAGAACTACCGTAGGTAACATAAACATCTTTGTCGTGTGGTAAACTATTAGTGTTATTTCCACTCAAATATATTCTATTAACACGATAGAAATTTGCCAAAGTGGAAACTGGCGTGGTAGTATCAGTAGCATCAAAAGTAACTGTTTCACTAATCACAGCATAACTACTATTCAATCCTTCAATAGTTATTGACTTACCTTGAATTTTTGGGTCGTTGACTAATGTTTTGGCATAAAGTTTATTACCACTACCAGTGTAAGTTTGCCAAGGATACAATCCAGTAGCACTCCACACAGTAGACATTGTTTCTGGTGAAGTTCCTAATCCAGTTGTTGCCCCAGTTTTATCAATAAGAAAAGCAGATGCTACATCAGTTTCAGTAACAGCAGCACCACGAGCATAAGCAATCAAACCTTCGTCATTTAGAACTCTGGTTGGTAGAGCAACGGTGTCGCTTACAGGAACACCATTCTTCATAATACCAACTGGAAGATATGGAACTGTTAAAATATCACTGGTTCCAACTTCTGTGATATGATTATGAACTGGACTTTCAGGAGAACTGGTTACTGATACTGTTGTACCTACATTTACATTACCAGTAATTATAATACTTGAAGAACCTAATGATACTGGAAGAGGATTAGTAAAACTGATTGGTGTAGAACCTTGCTTCAAAGATACAAAACCAGTGGAACCAATACCTACTGGAAATCTATTAACTTCTGTTACTGATGAACCAGCACTAATAACAACTACATCTGCTGGTTGGGGAAGAGGATTATATGACATATTAGATTAAGAACCAATTAGAACCATTGTAAAAATAAGTAAAACTTTGATGATTGATTTTCATAATAACTGAACTATCATTTTCAACACTTGTTCCAGCACCTGCTTGTACTGTTATATTGTATGTAGCGATCTTATTTCCCTCATCTTTTACAATCAACTTCTTACCATAAGAAGGAATTTGTGGCAATACAATTACTACTGGAACATCAGCATTTACACCAATATAATCATCAGTATTTGATGCCTGATAGTAAGTAGTGATGCCAGATATATTTACAATTGTTGTCCCACCAACATCATTTGGGTCAACAAACTCAAACTTTCTTATACTATGGTTATATTGAAGGAATTTTTGATCGTATATTGTTGGATTTGTAGCAATGCCAACAATATCATCAAGATATTTAAGTTGTGTTTCTCCACCTCCACCTAATGTGGAAAGTTGTTGTTGAATGCGAGAAAGGAAAGTACTGTAATGTTTTTGTAAATCATCAAGAGTTGCAAACTTTTGATCCAGAGGAGTTAGTGGATCATTTTGCTGTTTAACATCACTTGGTTCAGAAAGAAGTCCTAATGATTTTTCAATTAAAGTTGGTTCTTTTGGTTCTTCTACTACTTCTTCTATTATTTCT